GTCTGCATCATAGAGAACTTGGAGTTTAAGGATGGCCTCAAACGCGCAGTCGAAATTGCTACTGGAAGCGGCGCAGCGATACGCTCAAGAGGTAAGTCCGGAAACTCTAGTCGCACTAGACGAACGTGGGATCTCTGAACTTGTAGCAGCTAAGTTCCAACTAGGCACAGTGACTGATCCGTTGAATGGTCACGAGATGTACGAAGGATGGATCTCTATCCCTTACATCACCGCAGGTGGCAGTTGCGTAGGCTTTAAGTTCAGGCGTATAGATGATGGCAAGCCTAAGTATGGATCTCCTACTGGGCAGAAGGCACACCTATATAACGTGGCAGATGTGATACCACTATCACCTTACATAGTTATCTGCGAAGGTGAACTCGATGCAGTCATCACCAGTGGGATGCTAGGTATACCAGCAGTGGGTGTCCCTGGCGTACAGTCTTGGAAGCCACACTTTCCTAAGCTATTTACAGGCTATGAAACTATCTTTGTTGTAGGCGATAACGACATCAAAGAAGATGGCAGTAACCCAGGAGCTGACTTTGCCAAGCGTGTCGCCAATGAGATATTAAACTCAACCATAGTAACATTGCCTCCTGGTATGGATATTAACGATCACTACTTAGCATATGGGGCAGATGCCACCAGAACCCTGCTAGTGGGCGAACCGAAAGGATGAGTAGAGACGAATGGCTACAGATGGTACAGACTTTGGAACATATGGGCTTCCAGATCCTAGAGATCAATATGGAAACCGAGACAGTTCTACTGCGCCCTACACCGACAAGGTAAACCCTGAGTTTGCTACTGATGTCTGGCGTATTATGGATACAGCAGGTAACTTACTTATCCGTAAGCATCACGACTACGGCCCAAAGAATATTGCTCACTCACCAGGTGGACCACTTAATGGTCTGCGTGTACGTATGTGGGATAAGATAGCTCGCATCAATAACCTGCTTGACTCAGGAGTGCAGCCTAGTAATGAGTCCTTGCGTGATTCATTCCTCGATCTATTGAACTATTCTGCTATTGCGATGATGGTCTTAGATGGCGTCTGGCCAGAGGTTGAAGTTACTGATTGTGACTGAGCTGCATCCGATTGTCTATGAGTTAGCATCTTCTGTTTCTTATGCAGTCCACCGGCGCTACAAGCATTGGGTAGAAAAGGAAGATGTTACTCAGGAGTGTATTGCTTGGGCAGTTACGCGTAATGCCTACATCACTGAGCAGATGAGCGTTGAAGATCCTAAAGAGTTAGAACATAACCAAAGCCGTATCGCTTGGCAGATGAAGCGTGCAGTCGAACGCTATGCACGCAAGGAGAAGGCTAACAAGTCTGGCTATCAGACCAACGATGAAGTGTATTATCAGACCTTTACTCTTGGCCAGCTACTACCCTTTGTTATCTCATCCATCATAGATGGCACAGTGCTAGAGCAGATGCAGGAGATGATTAACGATGGTCAGCCACGCGGATCATCTAGCCCAGCAGAAGGTGGCAACCTGCTTGCTAGCTTGATAGATATTAAGAAGTGTTATCTTAAACTAGACCAGAAGGATCAGGCAGTACTGCGTATGCGTCACTACGATAACGCTACCTTGCACCAGATCGCAGCCTTCCTAGAGTGTGCAGTATCTACTGCTGATCGCAGATGTAGTAACTCACTGCGTAGATTGCAAGATGAACTGGGCGGAGAGACACCTTGGCGATGAAAGAACAAGAGTTATTTGACCACCTCAAAGAGAGTATGTACCCTGACCTAGAGCGTAGCCCTGGAATCTATGATTCCTTTGACTGCATCAGTGCTAAGGCCGGACACTACATCGAACTCAAGTGTCGCTATACACACTATGACACACTGCTCATTGAAGAGATGAAGTATCGCAAGCTCATCACTCAGTCTGCTGAGCGTGACCTGATCCCCTTTTATATTAACTCCACTCCACTAGGTATCTACTCCTTTGATCTGATGGATATACCTGAGCCTGAGTGGGTTACCCATCGTATGCCTGCCACATCAGAGTTTGCTAACAAGTCTAAGGTTGATAAGTTGGTAGGGTATTTAAGTGTAGAAGAGGCGGTTAAGTTATGATCTATGCTTTTAAGTGTGACTGCGGTAGTACCAGAGAGATCGAGCAGTCTATCCACGCTGAGATCATCAACCCTATCTGTACCGACTGCCACCAATCTATGGCTCGCAGTTGGTCCTCTCCCGCCGTCACCTTCAAGGGTCCAGGGTTCTATAGTAATGGTGGGTAGAAAGCACTAACCCCCACCGCGAAAGAGGGTAACTCGGTGAGGGCTAGGCTTCCGAAAGGAGGGCAAGATTATTGTAGCATATCTTCCTCAGTACCACCCTCTTCTGTCTGAGTGTTTGAGAGCAGAGCAGAAATTTCCTCGATAACGGTGTTCAACATATCGTATAGCGTGAAGGATTTGTAGTTCAGGTTTTCTACTGCGCTCTCTAAGGAGCTGAGCAATTCCAAAAGCCGTTGATCTTGGGTTATCGGCGAGGTGGTCAAGCCTGCTCTCACGGGTCCATAAGGTGATGGCACAGTTTCTTTGCTGCCCATCGTAACCGAGGGCACGGAGGTAACTAACGATAAGTGCTTTATTCTCACGCTTCTCCTCCATTGTTGCCTTCGTCTGGATCGGAGCTGGCTTGCCCTCTCCCTCTTCCACCCGTAGGTGGTGTGCTGGAGTCAAGATCCATAGACTGACCAGTACTGCCGTCAATATCAAGCCACTTCTTACCCATCTGTTCATCTACAATTTTCTCCTGTTCGAGTAACTCTTTGTATGTCTCAGGGTAAGCATTGGATAGGCGTGTCATAGCCCTCTCCCTCGCCCGTCTGTAATTGCGATATACCACCGCGCTACGCTTGGCAGATTCTATCCTTCTAGCGATCTCCGTCATTGACCTTCTCCTCCATAACTATAAGTGCATAGGTTATCAGTAATACTATGATGATCCCGATAGTAAAGCTCATCAGTCTAGCCCGTAATAATCGTAGGTTCTGGCCACAATATCGGTAATATCTATCGGTCTGCCGATCATATAGGCATCCTCCTCATTGCTATCCCACGCTGATACCAGGATTCGACCAGTTTGGTTGCCTTTAAGCCACCAGATTATGGCCTCGCCCTCATTGTTACCGCCCCATAGGGCTACGCCTTGCTCATCAGTAACCTCATAGAGGTTGATGAGATCATATTCTTTAGGATGAAAGCTACTCATCTCCCTCCTCCTGAATATAATCAAGGTCAATGGACATAACTACTACTATCTCGCTATACCCACCTTGCCCTCTCGCTAGCTGCAAGACTATCTCGCTGCTATCTACATCTCCTAGAGCACCTAGATAGGTGGCTTCTGCCACCGTACTAGCGTCTAGGTAAGCCCCGTCTTGATACAAGCAGGGGATAATCATACCCTGCTCAGCTAAATCTTTACGCATTACTACTTTCATTGTCTCCCTCTTCTCTCTTCTAGGTAGTTGATAAGGTTGATCTCTTCTAGCGCACGTATCATACGCTTGAGGTTCTTCACTCCCTCTTCCGTATCTCCGTTGGTTAGCTGCTCCTGCGCTAGATCCTTGCATAGATCTGCCTTAGCAATTAGATATTCTTTATTCATTACGCTACCCTCTCTACTATTACATCATCATAGCCTTTATCTTTCCACGCTTGCGCGATACTTTCAGCTTGATCTTTCTCTAAGTAGTAAGCATTAACCTCACTACCGCCTACCCATACTGTCCACTTATCCATTAAACACTCCCTCTAACTCGATTTGATATTCCATAGGCTCATCAAGTGGGAGGCCACACTCTTGATCTAACTTCTGCAAAGCAAAGCGTTTAGCCTCCTGCTCATTGTCTGCATATATGACTGTGGTGATATTAAATAGGTCATATACAAGCGTTATTGTGTAATCGTTCATTTACTTGCCCTCTCTCTCATTTGTTTATTAGTTAGCTCATTCTCACACTCATCACAAGTGTCAGAATTATATTCCCTGCGGTCATACTCTCTCTCGCACGTATCACACTTGACCCATTCAGAATTATCATCAAAGGCAGGATCTTTAGCGTATCGGTAATCGCTCATTGCTCTCTCCCTCTTGCCTTAATAGCCCACACTGGCGGGTTTGCCAGTAGGTTTGCTAGCTCCTGCGTATGCTCGGTGCATATTGTGAGCACTTCGGCCTCGATATAGCACTCGCACTTTATGACTTCACTCATTACTCTCCCTCGCAATCGTGTCCGTAAATACCGCACACTAGACAAATTCTATCGCTATCTAATAAGCAATACTTAGCTCCCTCTATATCTTCAATCATACTTTCCACGTCATAATCTCCTGCACATATTTTGCACGTTGCTAGTTTCATTACTCTCCCTCTCTCTCAAATAGATATCCACCCATAGATGAGCCTAGGTTGGTGCGGATAATTATCCCGCCCTCACCCTCTTCCACCGTAGCTCCCGCCATATTCTCTTCTACCCATACTTTTAGGTCTTGGATAGTGTCTACTTCTTGTAGCTGCATTACTTACCCCTCTCTATCTCACTATATCTTAGTAAGATACTACCGCACTCTACCGTATAGATAGAGTACGATAGTACGCCACTATTCTTAATCGGTATAGCGCATAGGCATAAGCAAGGCACGCCAGCTAATCGCGTCACCCGTAATTCTTACACGCATAGGCTTACCCGCGCCCGTAAAGTACACTTTAATAGCTGCACCCTTACCCGCGATCTTAGCGTAATCGGCCATAAGCGCAGGATTAAAGGCTACTCCCTCTACCGCTACGGGCTCACCCTCACTCTTAGAAAATAGCTCTTCGGTAGGTGGATAAGTACCGCCCGATACGGTAAAGGTAATCGCATCCCCTAGTGAGCTCACGGTAATCGTGTCACCGATACGGGAGAATTGCACTAGGTTAGCCTTATGATCCTTGCATAAGGTGATTACTCTCTTAATATCGTAGAGTGGAATAAGGCTAGGCTCTAGTCGCCCGTCTAGGCTCTGCAAGCTGCCCTCGATCAAGCGGTATCTATCGGTAGCCTTAGCCTTAAATAGCCCGCCCTCACTCTCCACGTGTACCGCGTTAAGTGTGGGCAGGCTCTTATCCTTGCCCGCGTGACTAGCCACGCCCTCTAATAGCTCTAGTAGGCTCTCTCCCTCTAGCTCTACGTAATTAACCGCTACTTTATTATCTTGTACCGTGCTCATAATTTATTCCCCTTTATCTATTAGTCTATTAGGGCTAGCTGCCCTCTACCGCCCTCTCCCTCTACCGTAGAGAGAGAGCGATAGATAACCTATAGCCTTACCTTACTATACCGTACTACTTAACCGCACTCTATGCAATCACCCTCACGCTCTACCATCACGCCCTCTATCTCTGTGAGATCCGCGCAGGGTAGGCAATACTCTTGCCCCGTGCTATCTACCTTTATCACGCGCTCACCCTCTCTCTATCTCATAACCTAATCGGGCGCAGCTCTCACGGTAGCTGCGTTTAGCGTCCCTCACCGTGTAGCCGTAATAAGTGGCACTCTCTAACCACCTCACGCCCTGCCAATAGACTAGAGCGCTCACTACTATCGTCCCGCTAGGGCGTACTCTTTCAATCGTCATAACCTAACCCCTTTCAATTCTACCCTATTGTTAGGTGCAGACTACCCCGCAGGGGATAACCCCTGCGAGATAGTACGCTACTACGCTACAAGCCTATGCACTCACTCATAGAGCCTATGCAGTAACCCTCGCCCGTAAACCATAGGCGGGTAGAGGTAAACCATAGAGCGAGAGCTATCCCCGCCCCGATTAAGAGTGCCCTTACGATACGCCCGCGCCTATTGAGCCTCACGCGGTCACCCCCTTAGCGTGCTCACTTATTAGGCGGTTTAGCTCTACACGGGCACAATTAACCGTGCAATAACCCCGCGATAGGTGCGCTAGTCTGCCCGTAAAGTGCACGGGTGTAAAGGTGTCGGGCATAAGGCAGCTAGCCCCGCACCCGTTACACCGAAATAGTTTAGTATTCACTAGCAGCGCCCCCGATTAGCTCTAGAGTGGCAGCGTTACCGATTAGCTTAGAATAGCGTGCACTCTGGCGCTTAATGGCGCGGTAAGTGTCTGCCGTATTCTCACTCCACCCGAAACATTCACCGAAACACTTTAGAGTGTCGCAGCTATTAAGAATAGAGAGGTCACTAGCTAGGCAATAAACTACATCGCTCACGCTAGGCTCACGGGTAATCCCCGTGCCCTGATAAAAATAGAGGGAATAGCTGCGCCCCTGATAGTTAAGGGTTACGCGGTAACAATTAGCCTTAGCCTGCCAGTCGGTCACTTTATTAGGGTGAGCTCTATGGCGTATTTTAAGAGTGACGCCTAGCTCATCAAGTAGCGCGGGTAGTGTTTTCTCAATTGTAGTCATTTATTTATTCTCCAAAATATAGTGAGACTCTTCTAGTTGATTTAGTAAATCGGTGATATTGCCTGCAACGCCATAAAAATCACTATTAAGATTTACTTTATCCAATAGATCATTAAGTGCAGATTTCATAAGTGCATAATCGGTTTTGTTTACATATAGCTCTAGCTTGTTCATAATCTAATCCAATCGGTAGTAGTTAGGTATTGCTATGCCTGACTATACCGTATAGGGCTATAGCTGCAACACTTAGCGCGGGTTATTTTCTGCGCGTCACGGGGTAAGAGCTGCACGGGTTAGGTCATAACACGGTGGACACTTAGGCCGGAAATGTCTAAGGTGTTAGGGCTAGTCGGTGAGGGTTATCGCTGCCCGATAGCTGCAAGGGTTAGAGCTGCCCGATATCTGGCACCGGTGAGAGCTTGATCTATTGGCAAGCTGCACCGGCGAGAGCTGCGCCGGCGTATCGGTTACTTAATCGCTAGGGGTTAGGGGTAAGGCTAGACCGCGCCAGAGATAGAGTCAGCCCGTCAAAAAATACTATAGACCCACAGCCTAGACCGCCAGACTAGACCGCTGGCCTAGACCGTCAGCCTACGAAAAACCGACCCCCCTATGTTGAATCTGGCCGCGTCCGTTACAGTACTCCCCAACAAAAAATATTTGCTAAAGTGAAGCTGTAAGTGGCTCTGAACAGCACTTATACCGTGTGTGACTAACGTCACATAAATAAAACGGGAAATCCGTTAAATTTCCTGCCTTATATACAGTAGGGGAGCAAAGCGGGGAAGACCTTTGCGACCCGTTCGGTTGGCCTCTTGCGAGGCCCCTAGGCCGAGTACCGACCTACCCCTCACTTCGCTGTGGCTCGCTCGGGCGCTAAGCCCGACCAGTCCGGCTAGCGGCGCTATTTAGTCGGGATAGTTCTATCGAATACTAGATCCGATAAATTCCTCAGCCCGATAATAAAATCACTTTCGGGCGATTTAATCTGTAGGAGGAATACGTGCCTAAAACTCACGAAGAGATCAAAGCTGATATGCGTGCTTACTACCGCAAGAACCGCGAAACAATGCTTCAAAAAGCAAAAGAGTATTACGCGGTCAATAAAGACGAATTACGCCCAGCTCGTAAAAAATGGCAGCAAGAAAATCTTGACCGCCATCGCGGGTATAACCAAAAGTCATACCAAAAGGATCCGGCCAAAACTTTAGTAAGAGTTCGAGCACGTAAAATCAAAATGATGGGTAATGGCGTCAAGCCATATACTTTAGATCAGGTACTAGAAGAGTACGGCTCAGTCTGCTACCTCTGTGAGGTATCTATAGATTTAACCCTTCCCCGCAAGATTGGTGTTGCAGGTTGGGAAAATGGTCTTCATTTAGACCACGTCACTCCTATCTCCAAAGGCGGTCCAGATTGCCTAGAGAACGTGGCTCCGACCCACGCCATCTGCAATCTAACAAAACGAGGTAAGTAGTGTCAGAAAATAGTGCAGATATTGCAAAGCGCATAATCTTAGGATGCGTTGCTGAGGGAATGACTATTGATGCCGCTTGTGCATCCGCTGGTAAATCAAATAAGACCTACGATTATTATCGTCGCACCGATAAAGTTTTTGCAGATAAGGTAGATCGAACCCGCCTAGGGCTGAAGGATAAGCAGTTCGCCTCTGGTGACGTACACGACCTAACCTTTGCAGAGTTTCGGCAACGTTTCTTGCATAGCCGTACCTTTGCCCACCAGCAGAATATCGTAGATGTAATCGAAGGGCGAGAGCCTGGGTGGTTACACCCCAGTATGAAATTTGAACCAGGACTTGCGGCCAACCGCGTCCTGATAAATATCCCGCCCAACCACGCCAAGTCCATCACAATCACGGTGGATTATGTGACGTGGCAGGTATGTAGGAATCCTAACTTTCGAGTACTGATTGTATCCCAAACGCAGCAGTTAGCTGCCGATTTTCTCTACGCCATCAAGCAACGTCTGACACATCCTATGTATCAAGAGCTACAGACCGCCTATGCTGCTGGCGTAGGGTTTAACTCTAAGTCTGCCTCGTGGCAGGCAACCCGTGTCACCTTCGGTGATGAACTCCGTGAGTCATCTGAAAAGGACCCGAACATTGAAGCCGTCGGTATCGGTGGCCAGATCTACGGTAAGCGTGCCGATATGATTATTGTAGACGATGCGGTGACCTTAAAGAACGCCAATGAGTTTGAGAAGCAGATCCGCTGGTTAACTCAGGATGTTAGATCCCGTCTTAACCCTACGGGTAAATTGATTATTATCGGAACTCGTGTGGCTTCGGTGGATCTATACCGCGAGCTACGCTCAGAGGACCGCTACCCTGGTGGCCAAGTTCCTTGGAAGTATCTAGCAATGCCGGCCCTGCTGACAGCAGATGAAGACCCTGATAAGTGGGAAACCTTATGGCCTTTCTCAGATGCTCCATTTGATGGACAGTTAGAATCTGACAAGAACGAGGACGGCCTATACCCACGTTGGTCAGGACGTAACCTTTACAACGAACGCCAAGCGATGGATGCAAGCACCTGGGCTTTGGTATATCAGCAGCAAGATGTTTCTGAAAACGCTGCCTTTGATCCTGTATGTGTTAAGGGATCTATTGACGGTATGCGTAAGGCAGGCAACCTAGTTGCAGGTCACCCAGGCCATCCTAGAGACTTAAACGGCTTTACTTATATTTGCGGTCTTGATCCCGCGATGATTGGCGATACCGCAGCTATCTGCTACGCCATTG